AGTGGTACTCCTTTTCCATTTTTTATAGTCAAACTTTTATAGTTAAAACTGAATAACTCAATTTTATTAAAAATCAGTAAGCGCTATAAAACTTACGCCGACCTCCCTAATATTAGGAAAGGAGGATTGAGCTGTCTGTATAAAGAATGTTTATAGTAGTACTTAACTGCTATGTTAGTTACGCTAACCTTTCAATAACCCTGTTTTTGTTATGAGAAAGCTTTTAACGTACATTTTTTATGTAAAAGTATTTGTCTTTAGCGCAACTCACATTAATAGGCGAAATTCTATAATAAGGAGTTCTTGCACCTCATTACTATAGACTCTAAAGCTAGGCATACTCATTCGTGCCTCTAAAAAACACTTTTTTTAATAAAAATAGTCATTTAAAAACAAAAAAAATCCGACCACATTAAGTGACCGGATTTTTAGTATTTGGTGGAGATGGCGGGAGTTGAACCCGATTACATCAAATACTATCACACGCTATCGAATACGCTCTTAGTAATATCAATGACTTACGATAACGCAATGTGATTAGATGTGATAGTGTTTGACGGTAGGCTGTCAAGAATCATGTCGCAGCTTAATTATCTGACGCTGCGAATCGTAAATTATTAGCAATTCGTCTTGACCACCCTTTCCCAAATTTTTGCCAGATCCTGAGATTAGTATAAAACTCTAACCGCTCAGCATTAAACAATAGTACCACATCGTTTTTATCCATTGCTGCGACTGCTGACAATGTACGTGGGCCGATTAAACCATCCGCGCTTGCACCGACTGCTCGTTGTAGAAACTTAACGGCTTGTCGATTGCCATGATTATAAGCAGCGTCTGTCAATTGCCATGCAATTAAGCGATCTAGCTGATCACCTTTCACAGCTTTATAGTATGACTGCTCTGTGATCTGTTTTGCAAGCGATTTGGGCAGCTTGCGCATATCTCCCCAGTAGCCGTGTGCGTTGGCAACACGCTTAGTGACACCATACATAGTCTCACCACCGGGGTCGTCCGGATGATTGACGTAACCGCCCTCATGATCCATCAATCTATCAAAAATCATGTCGTAGATGCTCATAGCTTTTACCTTATTTTTGACATTAAAAAAGCCCCAAAATTGGGGCTGTGATTAATGTTGATAGTTATTTATCTTTATCTGCAATACGTAGTGCGTAATACAGTGCGTTGAGTGCGAGCAAGCCGCGTCGGTAGTGACTTGATTTGACATACGGCTGGACAATTTCGCTGTTTTTGATAGCGATATTTGTCAGCTGACGTGCTGCCTTAATAAAATTAAATTGCATGATTTACTCCTAGTTATTTGGTGAAATTTTAGTATTCGATACCTGCGTTAACCTCAATAGATTTAAGGTGTGTTAGCGACTGCCGCATCCCAAATCTTAGAGATTCTGTCAATTGCACTGCCCCCTAAGTGTCCACTGATTGCGACCATTACAGCTGTAAGCAGCTGATCAAACCCCCAATACTCGCATAGATAAAACGTAACAACGCCAGCGAAGCCGCTGATGACTAGCTCGCCACTCAAACGCACGAATAATTTTGTTAATGGCAATGGCTTGCGCGCTTTATTAAGCTTTCTGATAAATGCAACAAGACCACCAGTTACTGCTAATAAAAACACCCACATGTATGTGAGCAACGAATATGTTGTCGGGTCTTTGTCGAGCATTGTCTCTCCTAATTTTTAGACAAAATAAAACCCTCAAATGAGGGCGTTTATAGCTATGCACACCTTTATAGTGCGAGCGCGTGAGCCCACATCGTATCCAGTTGCTCGTCATTTAGCCCGAGCAGCTCAGCCATGTAAACCACGCTGTCGCTTGTACGTACAAACTCAGTCGCTTCAGTGTATTCGATTTCAATACGAGCTTTTAATGCTGCGTCATCAATACCGGCTATCGCGCTTTCGATATCAGAAAGCAAGTCGTTTTCCATTAATACGAGCTTAAACTGCCTTCGGGTCAATGCCCGCAGGTAAACACCGTTGTCAGCAGCCAGACCAAGCAAGGCTTTTTGGTCGCGTCCCCATTGTCTGCACTCTTCGACATAATCAGCATATGCACTGAATGTCGGTGATGATGAATTGCGGATCTCTTTTAGCTCATCAGTGATGCTATACCGCTCTGCAATTTTGTCTTTAACGCGCTCATTGATAAGCTGTACGTGCGTAGAGTTAGACTTAATAAGCTCTCGTAACTCGTTTGTCAGTACGACAGTCTCGATGCTATCTGCAATCTCTGTCGGCTGGTCGTCAGAAAGCTCTGTGTCATCATGTATGCTGACGTATGTTGTCCCATCTATTGTGCAAAGCTCAGTCGCGTCTTCAGGCGCATCTAAGAGCTTTGTGATGTCGCGTGTGATAAATTTTTGGTAGCTGACGATATAAGCCATGGTTTTGTTGCTCCGTATAATTTAATAAGTGTTGTAGCGAGTGAGTTTTTGAGGCGTGCGCTAAGTGCGATATTAAAGAGTCGAGCTTATTATTTCTGACTGATTTTCTGGCTTTATATAAGCTATGCTTTCTGATAAATCTTGCTGACGACCAGGTTCTATACCCGCAAAAATTAGTGCCTTTTTTTGTGTTTGCAATCGTTGATCGTGATAGCGTGAGCTTTAGCTCGTTGTTCACAAAGTGGGTTAGTTTTTCTCTGTAGTCCAGCGCTTCAGCGCGGGTTAAGCCAAATAATAAGAAGTCGTCAACATAGCGACAATACCCCGCGCGTGGCTTCAATACTCGCCTAGCATAATGGTCGAGTGGATTCATATAGATTAAGGCGTACATTTGCGATAGTAAGTTACCGATCGGTATGCCGGTTGGCTCTTGATACTCTGCAAACATCATCATTAAAGCGACGAGTTTTTTGTCTTTTATTTTTCTTTCGATTGACTTTTTGAGTATTGGCCGATCAATACTGTAAAAAAACTTTTTAATATCTAGCTGCAGTGTATAAGTGCCTGGGCCTGCTCGTCTTAGCGCCTCTTGCGCATAGTCGGCCGCTTTATGCGTGCCAAGCCCGACCCTGCAAGCAAAAGATTGACCTATAAATGTCTTTTCAAATATCGGCATGGTCTTGGCGTATATCGCGTGCTGTACTACGCAGTCTCTAAATGCCGGTGCATAAATATCTCTTTGCTTTGGCTCATGAATCGTAAACTTAAAATAGGGCTGTGGCTTATAAATGCCGGATGTCAGCTCATTATGTAATGCTAATAACTCAGTCGCTAAGCGCTTCTCAAACTCAAAGCACCCGCGTCGGCCGCCTTTGCTTTTCTTGGCATCTAAAAAGCCTTGGTATAACGCTTCTTTTGAGACAATAGAGTCGTATAAATTACCCACTCTCTTCATAAATATCCTTAAAAAAATAACGCGACAGATTTTCGATAACTCTACTAAAAAACCGCGCTTAAACCGATTTCGCATATTGCAGGAAAATGCCTCCCTTGGCGCCAGTCAGCAACTTGCTGATTGAGGTGATGCCGAGTCCGCCCGGAAACCAATGTTGTTGTTACTGTTCGTCCGAGAGTTGTTCAAATTGACGCACCAGACCCCAGCGTTCGAGTTGTTGTTCCAATTACCGCCAACGATAGGGCACATATTAAGGCATCTCCCCTTGAAAATTGCTATCTTGACGACTTAATCCAGCCGCCGATAATCTTGCCTATTTCGTCGATTTTCATCGATATAGATAAGTACCGTTTAGTGTTAAGTTGCTCGTCGGTCATCTTGTCACTTTTTGGGTGACCAAAATAGGCCAATTCAAACGCCAATCTTACTTGCATTCTGAGCTGCTCATGCTTGATGTCTAAATTAGTTAACGTTGTTTTCTTGTGATAGCGCTTTTGCGCTTCGACAATTAGATCGTACAAGTCGTAAGCTGTTGTCCTTATCTTTAGAGCCAACCCATGGCGTTCATGGGTTGGGAAATGATTTAAATAAATATTTAATAACTTCATCGCCTGTATAAATTTACGATCAAGATTTGCCTCGCTATCTACTGCCACTTAAACTCCTTCGCTATCGCTCAGTCAAACGCTAATACAAGGCCGCCCGGAAACCAATGTCGCTGTAACTGTACGTCCGAGAGGTGATCAAATAGACGCACCAGACCCCAGCGTACGAGTTGGCGTACCAATGACCGCCAACGATGGGGCACGCATCTTCCATTCGGTTATCATAAAATCTATCGCTACCAAATGCGTTGGTGCCTGTAGCGCCGCCAAGTTGCGGGATACCTGCACATGATGCGAGCCAAGCTGCGCCAGTAGTCGCGGAAGAAAAAACCTGGTTAGTAGTGGAGCCGATATAAATACTGCGATTCTCACCGCTCATCTCGCCAAAACTTGCGCCTAGCGACTCATAGTTAGCAGTCATAGACGCTGTGCCCCATGCATCTGTTGCTAGCGTCGCGCCACTCGTGAGTGCCGATGCTTTGGCTGTGGGTTTTAGCGCGTAAAAGTTCCCGTCTTTTTGTGTAAGGCCAAGGGCGACCTCAAACATATTGCCGTTAAGATCGGCTATGCCAGAGTCCTGACCGTTGTGCGTTGTCTTAGCAAACGGCTTAGCACTGCCAGTCTTACCCGCGTTTAAATAACCTGTGCCCGCATAAGTGACTGTCGTATCATTAACATCGCGCAACGCGTTATTGTTGTTGCCTTTCGGAAAATTATTAACGCCTGTCGCATCATACCAAGCGCACGCCGCTGAGCTTGTTGCTGCTTGCGCATGAGCCATACTCAGTAGCGATAGTGCGCGCTGGATAAAGATAGTTGTGACAAAAAAATCAGCGCCGCGTGTTTTTACCGCATCGATAGCACCCGCATTATTATTGCCTGGTGTGCCATTTAAGCCACTGTAAGGGTTATTAGCCGTGCTTGATGACAATGGATTGCCGTTTTTGATTGAGCTTGCGATACCCCCATTATTACTTGCTTGATATTTATCAACAAAAAATCCATCTTTTACAGTGTCGTTGTCATAAAACGCGCGGTGTAATGCATAACCCGCCTCGTTTGCGGCGTCTACATCTGCAAAGTCATAAGCCGATTTAACATCCAATGCGTTGACGCCATATTGCGCGTAGCGCGGACTATCAGCATGGCCCCAGCGATAATAAAACAGCGGCACATAAACCATGGCTGAGCCGTCGTTATATTGATAGTTGCCGTAATTTTCGTGGCCTTTGATCGCTGTGCCTTGCATTGGTGACATGCCGAGTGGCAGCTTGTTAGTGATGCCAACGCCAAAACCAATGGCGCCTGGCGTGCCAATATCGCCAAAACTAGGGGCAACTGTATCGGTAAATAGCTTTTGCGAGACCGCTGTTGTTGTTGATTGACCAAATTCGTTGGCAATGGGAACGGGAGGGCCTTGCTCTCCCTTGTCGCCGCGCGGTACGGTAAGCTCAATTGAGCGGTCTTCGGGTGCGCCGCTTAAAACGACACTGGCATCAGATCCGGCGGGGCCGGTCTTGGCAGTGACAGCAGCGAGGGTGCCGGTTGCGCCCTTGTCGCCGCGTGGGATGCCCAACGCTATCGTGCGGTCACCTGGCGTGCCGCCCATTGTCGCGGTAGCAGTCGATCCCGGCGTAAGTGTTGTTGCGCTGATTGAGCTGATAATTGCAGCGTCGCCGGTATCGCCCTTATAGGCTTGGGATGCGAGCGCATCGCTGACAGCCTGACTGATTGTTTTGCGTTCAATACCGTTTACGCTAACAGTGCCTGTTTGTTGGCTGTAAACAAGCTCTAAACCTCGTAAAAATTCAAGATAATACTCAAGCGTTCGGACGTCAGTACTAAGTCGTCGGGGTACGATAGTTTGAGCGTCGTCATTAACAAAGCTAGACACTGTAGATACATCTACCTCTCCATTTTGCATTTTTTGCACAATTGTTCCGGACATATCAAACTCCCATAAAAAAGCCCACGCTATTTCTAACGTGGGTAAAAGTAGTAAAAGTAGTTTAGGCAATCGCGCCTCTTTTAAAGTCGTTGTCATTTGGGTAATAACGAGCACTGTAGTTAATGCATGTGAGTCTGTGTGATAGCGAGTTTTCGCCAGGCTCTTTTGCAGTAACAATATAGCTATCACGATCAAGATCATCGTGCAAGACTAACTGATAAGTTGCCCTGACGACCGCATCCCATGCCGTACTAAGAGGCTGATTAGGTGGGCGGCTTAGTATTACCTCGTTAGACTGAGCGCTAGGCATGCAGGTAATGTTATCAACTGTTGCACTCACTGTTTGCACAAAGATAGTAGCTTGCGTCTTAGTACCAAAATCAACATCATCACTGAGTACCATGACCGTTTGACCGCTATTGTTGATTTGTAGCGACTCAACCTCGCCTTGCTGCGTGTCTGCTCGCAGCTGGTTTGCAACATTGATACGGTTTGTGGGTATTACAACGCCTGACTCATCAGCGCCAGTAAACGAGCATGTTCTGTACGCATTTTGGTTTTTATGATGCGCGCGCATCATATGCATATGCGCCTGTACTTTGTTACGCACACCGACCAGCTCAATCTTTTGCGGATTAATCGCACTATTGTAAGGCGGATAAGAGAGTGTTGCTTTTGCATCGTTTTTAGGGTCAGTCCATGTAACTTCCACGCCATCATAGTTATTGCGGGGTCCGAACGACTCGCTGTACTCAAAAGTATCGGGCAGGATGTTGTGGCTATTAAACGTAGCAACAGGCAGTGATTCGGGGCGCTCAAAATGCAGATGGATTTTATTGTTGATGCGATAAGCAGTAAAAAATCCAGCGCTGGCAACGGTCTGTATCATCTCCTCTGTTGATATATCGGCACTATCAAACGTACCGCAAAATTGAGCACATAAGTCAGTACCAAAATACTCAATCTGCGCGTCTACTTCGGCGGTTATCTGCACCATGTTTAAATCGTTAGGTGTTAAATTCCCGGTCGTATCGCTAGTCGCTATGTGATATATGATGTCGTCAATACGGTTTGAATAGATACGCTCTAATCTACTCATGCCTTGTTGGCCAAGATAGTTGTAATCAAAATAAGGGGCGTTGGACGTGCTGGGGTCGCCTAAAATAAAATAATAATCACTCCCTATCGGCGCAGATGACATGAGCGTTTGAATCTCAACAGCGGTCATCACGGGTAAGACGACATGATGTTTTGAGATTGCACCGCCGCTAAACAAGAGATATGCAGCTTTTTTTATTATCTCCGTTTTTGCTTTGATAAGTATCACTCCTTGCTCCAAGCCTTCAAAGTCAACCTCGCTGGTCAGCTGCAATACTAATCGACTGTCGTCGTTTACATACATATCTGTAATTTTGCCCGACCAAGGAGTTAAGCCTTTCGTTTTTCTGCGCGCGAGCACTGACAGCTTGCGCTCTTTGAGGGCTGTTGCCCCCGCAGTTGCTTTGGTTTTTGTTTTGACTAACGTTGAGCGCTCATTTCGCCCTGTTGGGCCTGTTTTTTGGGTGGTTATGCTGTACAAGTCGGCCCATTTAACGTCATCAACCATAAACTGGCTGCCCAGCGCTTGTTTAAAACTATTGCGTCTGACTCTGACTCTAAACCCGTGATCCCTATCGTTTGGCCATACGATCTTTGTCAAAGCGGCAGTTTGACGAGCTTCATCTGAGGTTGTAAATGTGTATTCCGTCCCGGCGCTGTTAAGTTTAGCAGTGCGGCCAAAAATCGGAAAAGTACTCACTGTTGTGTCGCGCGTACTTGGCTCGCCGTTGGCGTCTAGCACCTGTATCTCAGCGAGCAAGTTTATGTCAAAAGCAGCAAATTTATCGCCGTCCTGATGTGTTGTGTAAATGCCTTGAGGGGCTATAAAATTCATGAGTGGGCGAGAGGCAGTCTCTCGTATGTAATGCCAACCCTGCCATAGCGGCCGAGATTCTACGCTTAAAACAGCGTTGCCAGCAGCTATTGATCCGCTGCTATTTGCAAGTGTTACCCACGCAGTATTAATCATCTCAGGATTGTTTAGGATTAATTCTTTGTCAGTGCGGCCTATGATTTCATAAAAGCCAGACATACTTATATATCTATCGGCTTGCCCGGCAACCACTAGCTTTTCATCGTCAGCTTCGACATTTAAAGTCTCGCCAATCGCGTATTTACTAGCGCTAAACGCGGCGGATCCGCTCACAATCCGCACTTTGTTGGGTACTTCAAAAACTATGTTGTTGTTGCCGATGATGTAGTTTTCTGGTCGTGACAAAACTTGACCGTTTACACTTGAGTAACGGCGAGCGGTAAAATGATCAAAATCTTGTTCTTTTGGAGTCAACGGGTTGCCAAATTCGACAGAAGGCTCATCAAACAAAGTGCTGACGTTGGGGTTGTATATCCTAGCGTTGGCGCCGCTGATCAACCCAATATTGGTGTTGTCATCCTTGGCTTGTATGACGTCATACCAACCCTCGCCCAAACACATTGAGCTGTACTCAATCTCCTCGTGATCGATATAAACGCTATAAGGAGGCTGAGTTAAGTCTGGTACAGACCAAACCTCACCAAAAATCGCAGGTACTCGGCCCCCTAGTCGCTGTCTGTTTGTACGCTGCGCTAAGGCATTGTTGGGACTGGGCGGGGCTGTGGGTGCGCCCGCAACAGTTGGGGTTGGTATCACGAAAAACGTGACAGCAACAGAGACTAAAACACTGACAGCAACAATGGCGGCAGTGACGGGATCGGCAGGATAGGTGACGACATAAATAGTGCCGCCTCGCTCGTTAAGCGCATTGATATCGTCAGCGCACTCAGGCGTTACATCACTATCTGTGTCCCATTTTTCGTAATACCAGTATGTGTTGAGTGGCTGGCCGCTTGGGTAAACACTGCGCACCAGCTCAAACAGGTCGTCGCCTGTTAGTACCTGGCAGTCAGTATTGTCACAGCCGTAGGCCATCGCATTTTTGACGACAATCAGTTCGATATTAGATGGCATAGTATTTTATCCGTCCGTGTTTAAGCTCGGCAATATGAGGCGCCACACACTGCACGCCTGACTCTGTAATGTGTATGATTTTTCTTTGGTGATAGATGCCTGCGTGTAATTCAGCGCTGTGCATTAGCGCTAAACAGGGGTCGATGGGAGATTCTAACTGGACAAAACGCTTGAGTTTAACGATATCAATCTTACGCTTGCCCCTGCCTGTCATCAACTCAGCGACATATACCCCCATATCATCACCCGTGATGTCTTTATAAATGTCAACGGCAAAATGTAGACAGTTGTAATCATTATCGTTATATTGTTTGTCGTCATATTTGCATAAATTCAACATCAAAAAAGCCCTATTAAGCCCGGAAAATCTTTAATTGTGTAAACAATGCCAGTGCTTGTTTTATTAAGCTCACGCGCTTTGCACACAAATACAGCGCCTTGTTTTTGCGGTTGATTGTCTGTAATTTCTAAGCCAAGGACGCTTGTAGACGGTGTTGTTAAGTCGCTAGTGAGAAACACACGATAATTGAGTGTGGGTCGCACGTTTGGATAGCTGCCACGTCTAAGTCTGTCAATCTCAAACGGCATGACCGTGCCGACATCGCCAATACCAATCGTAAAACTTTGCTGTAAATCGTCGGATGATTTAGCAGGTTTTATGGTGACTGGCAGATAGTCATAATCATACCAATTGCCGTTTTCATGTTTGACTCGGACGCCATCAGCATGATTGCGCACAAACCGATAGTGACGACTAAATGATGGGTGAGTGATTTCGATGCACTCAAGACGTACATCGTCATGACGACCAGCCAGCCAAAACTCTATCTCTTTATTATTTGACATGGTTATCTCGTTGTTTCCGGTAGATTGTTAACCAAACGCTCAAGTGATCTAAAGTAAGCATCAGACTGACCGCCGGTCATCTCGTAAACATCAGTAATTGCATTGTCTAGGCCAAAATCATAAATATGCGGGTCTACAGCCAGCGTGAGCTGCACATCAAAAACCGTATTACTAATCGTTGAGACTGAGATCATACTGTCAATGATGCGGCACTCATACCAAGCGAGTTGCGAGTTATCTACCAATAAATACGCTAAAAACCTCTTCGACCGACTAGACTCTAGAAACGTTATCAAGTAATCATACTGCGCTTTGGTGCATCGATAGGTGGGCGTGACACTATGTATCTTGCCGACACTGTCTTTGCGCTGTCTAACTGTCTTGCTTTCTGTTTCATTGTTTAATGTCATGCGACCCAAGCTCATACCGTACCCATCGCGTAGCGGTATGAGCATGAGTTTGAGCAGTGTTTCATCGATGGACTTAGCCAAACGTTGATAGTAAGTCGCGTTTTGCGGTGCGCTCATTTGATAGACCGCGCTTAGCGTCATGCCCTCGCGCAACGGCTGCTCAGCAGGTTCGGCAACTAGGGATAACGTCACGTTTGATGCTTGCACACCGTATGCTGAAACCGATATATCGTTATCCACAATCCGGCACTCGTACCACTTTAAGTCACTACCATGTATGATCAACTGCGCTAAAAATGGCAATGACTCATAAACTCGCAAAAATGATAGTAAATAATCGCGTTGGTCTTTGGTGACGAGGTACGATACAGAGAGCGTATGCACATCGCTTCTGCCATTGATACGCTGCAACGGCATACCGATTGATGCATCAGTGCTAGTGACGCCGTGGCCTAAGTTAAAACGGTAGCCATCACTAAGTGGCACGAGCATAAGCTTCGGTATTGCACTCATAACTATAGTTTCCGCTGTAGATGATAGTTTTGTTTGAGGGCCTTGTTTGTTTGGCTATACGGATTATTAATCTCAGCCGGCACTTGCTTACGCACTTGCTCGCCAATCATCAGCTCAAGCTCGCCTTTGCTATTGCGCTGCTCTTTAACATTTGCGCCGCTATAGTTATGGATGATTACTTTTGAGTCAGAGCTACTACTTTTACCCTCAGACATAAACTTAACGAGGTCTTTATTTTGCTTAGGCGACAATACGCGCTCGCCTTCATCGAGCAGGTATGTAGATTCCTTAGGTACATAATCTAGCCCGCCGTGAGCAACACCGCTCACAGATGGGATAGCCATACCTTGAATGCCTGCTGCGCTAGCTACCTGCATTGCTGATGCGGCTATTGCCATTGGCGCTGCTAAGTATGGACCAACCAAAGGAATGGCAGATATTGCATTAAATGTATTGGAGTAGGTTTCTTCGATATTCATCAAAGCTTTTTGTACCGCAAAGCTTTTCTCCATCACAAATGCAGCCTTGTGCATCTTTGAGTTTTCACCAAAAAACATAGAGGCGGCGGTTGTCATGCCACTAAAAACAGCTTTTTGAATAGCAACTTTCTTTTCTGCAAGCTGCTCATCAAGCGTTTTCTGCTTTAAAGCATACTCTTGATCCATCGCCCACATGTTATCCATATGCTCTTGTTTAGCCGCCTCTAGCAACTCAAAACGCTCGAGTTCCGGTAAGCTGTACTCGCCGCGTTCATCGACTGCATTAATTTCAGCTTGACGATCTGAATACTGATTATTAACAGAATCAAAAGTTTCATCGCGGTCTTGCGCCAATCGCCAGACAGAATACTCATCATCTCCCATTGTGCGCTGTGCCATGCGATCAAGACCTTCGCTAGCAGCAAAACCTCTATTAGACTTCATGCTATTAGCAATCGATTGATATAGCTTGTCTTGTTCACGCGATTTTGCTTGTGCTGCAAATTTGAAGTTATCTAAATCTTCCTGATAAGCAGCGTTTTGTAAGTCAATGAGCAACTGTCTTGACAGGTCATCTTCTGCAAATTCGACATTGATACGCTCAATCTTTTTGTTATGCTCGTATGTCAGCTTTTCTTCATCTTTCATATAACTTTCAAGTATAGATTTTGCGGTTGCTGTGCGCTTTTGGTCGTATTCAACCTTTGCGCGGTTCAATAAGTCTGCGCGCTCAATCGAACCCTCAGCATATAACGATTCAATCTCGGTAACACTAGCAGCATAATCACGGTCTAGCTTTTCGCGCTCGGTTGCATACTTTGCTTGTATAGAGCCTTGGCGCTTTAATGTTTTCTCTTGCAAATCCTGAGCGTCTTTTGCTTGCTTAGTCACTGTGTCGTAAACCAGCTTGCTTGTGTCAGTGGTAGCAGACTTCATATAAGCAAGTACATTTTGAGTGTATTGCTTGGTTTGACCAATGCCTGTTTTCTTGTTTTTAGCCCATCTATCCGACAAGATTAGCGACATAGGGTTTTTATCTACATTGCCTTCGCCTGTGTTATAAGCCGCGATGGTTTTAGCCAAATCCCCATTGAAGTGCTTGTATAGATAACTTAGATACTTGGCAGCGCCCTCTGTTGCTTGCTCCATGTTGTAAGCGTTATCAACTTGGAATCTCTTAGCTGTGGCATCTATAAGCTGAAAGCCGCCTTTTGCAGTGCCCCACTTGGTAGCTGGACCAGTTGCATTGGTTTTCCCGTGTGACTCCTGCATGTGAATGCCTGTCATCAATCCTTGTGGCAACCCGTACTGAGCCTCATAGTTTGCAAAACCGTAATTCTGAGCGTTATCTAAAGCGAGTTTGTTTGGTGTAAGTTTTACCGCACCCGCTGTTTTCTGGGCTTTTGCGAGCGCTTTTTCTCTAGCTTCAATCGCTTTGGTATTAGCCTCAGCCTCAACCGTGTTAGTTACCAAACCATCTGTATTACTTTGCAAAAAGGTATTAGCATCATAGTAAACTTGCCCTAAATCACTCAATCGGTTTTTCTGCCCAGCCATCAATTTATCAATGGTTGATACAGCGTCTTTATATTGATCCGTTACCGACGTTAGACCTACGGACGTAACACCAGCTACACCAACAAGACCGGCTGCAAGCGCCCTGCTCTTTGCAATCCAACCATCAGCTTCGCTAAACTCAATATAAGTTTGAGCAATCATTCGCATTTGAGCGCCGACAGTTTGAAATGATGTAGCGATTACACTAATACCAGCAGCAAGCCCTACTACTAATGCGCTAGTGCCTCTGATAGCCTTGCCGACATTATCAACTTCGGTTCTAAATCCCTTGCCTTCCTTTTTCCCTTCTGTAAAATGAGTTATTAACGTGCCTAGCGCTGGTATCATCTCAGACACCAATTGAGTTTTTACGCCCTCAAACTTTGTTTGAATTGCTTGTGTTTCAGCAGCCAATATTCTTGATTGGTCGATAGCGGCTTGCGACTTGATAACACCCGCATCCTCAAGCTCTTTGCCGTACTTGTTCAGCACGTCACCACCATTGGCAAACAATGGCATTAGGTTGCCCAAATCACCCGCCAAGCTCTCCATGATAAAGCGTTGCTCTTGTGATGTAGCACCCAATCTATCCATTTCATCTTTAAGATACTGAATAGCTCCTACGCCATCTTTACCTTGCAAAGTCTTGCCAAGATTTCGTATTTCCTCGTCGGTCATCTTGGTGTTATTTTGCAGCGCCTCGAAAAAATCAGCCGCGCCGCCGCCGCCGGTCGCAGAAAACTCACCCAGCTTCTCTTGCGTGTCAGCTAAGATTGCTGCCAATGCTTCTTGTTCAACACCAAATCCAGCCGCCGCATGGGTTAAAACTTGGAAGCTCTTTAGACTGGTGTTGGCTGTACCTGCCATGATGCCTAGTTGTACATCGGCCTTTGCGGTTTCAATAGCCATTGCTGCCATTGCACTAGCTGCCACTGCTGCCCCACCGATAGCCATGCCAGCAAACGAGCCTGATATTTTGCTAATGTCATCAGTGATGTTATCGCGCATATTGCGCACTGAGCCGCCTATATTATCGGTGCTATCGCGCGCTTGGCGCTCAGCTTGTGTCAACCCATCGGTGAACTCACTTAGGCGCACCGCCAAGTCTAGCGTTAGTCTGCCAAGTGACGTAGTTGCCATACTGACCCTGCCTTATTTTGATTATAAAAAAACCCCAATCATTTCTGATTAGGGTTTTTAATTATTCGGTGGTTTTATTCGTCGTCTAAATATAGATACACGTAGTAGCCAACGGGTATATCTTTAATTGGCGTCCACTTATTGTGTTCAATCAAATTATTGATCCATGCTTGCGCCCAGCTTAATTGCTGGGCAGGTGGTTTATTGCGTGGTGAGTATTTCATCTTTTACTTATCAAAGCCTTTGGTGACTTTATATTTAATTTGCTTATTGTCGGCATCGATAACGTCTATCAAAGCGCCTTTATACCCAATCTCACTTGATTGTGATAAGTCGTATTCAACATCGTTATTAAAGGCTGGTCTTGCTGTATCACTACTAAATTCACGATAGCCAATATTTATCTTATTACCTACCTTGCCGTTGTAAAGCAATGTCTGTTGGAAGCTGTTTTTATTGGCAGTCGACCAATTAGTCTTTTCATACGGAACGTCTGTAGTACAACTACTCACATAGTTATAAATTGTCATGACGCAAAGGGCCTGATCTTCTTTTCTAACAGCTAACAAGGCAGGTGGATCTTTTAGGAGGCCTTTTGTAACTTTACCCGCATCAACATCACCAGAAATTTTATACTGCTCATATTTTTCATCTTCACCTTGTTTCGCAAAGTAACCTGGCGATACTTTATTACCAGACATATTGTAGTAATTATCTATATAGATGGCATCTTGTTGGACCATTATTCCCTGCGTCAGCATATGACTACCAAGGCTCGCGGTAGTCACTTGTCCGATTGGCGGCTTGCTTATCTCTTTAAGCTCAGGTCTATAGTTGTGGCTAGGTGTCGCGCACGCAGACAAAAGACCAGCCGTTATAATTGAAGTAAACAGTATTCTTTTCATAATCCATTACGCCACAGTTAAATGAAATTTAACTATAACTGATTAGAAACACTCTAGCAATATTGTTTAATCCTGAATCTGATCCTCAAAACTCTCAACCACATCATCTTCGTTTGGCATAAATTCAAGCGGCTCAACCCAATTCTCATTCTTAAGCCCTTTGTTTATATTCATTGCAATGATATTAGCAGCCGCTTGTTCGACTCGCCTGCCAATGTTAAGACTGCCGCGCTTGTATCGATACTCTGCCCACTGATTAATTTCTAACATAGTGAGATTGTTTTTAACTTGGTGTATGGTATTGCCACCGATGCCGTTTAGTGCAAGCTCATACAGCAGCTCGTTCTCACCTGCTATGAAGCCTTTTTGCTTTTGACCTTCTCCACTGACTTTTTTACGTTGTCAGCGTTCCATACCATATCAAAAACTGCACTTGCTAAAGTCTGCACGAAGTTATTTTCTACTTGTGCTTGTGTAAACATAGGCTTGCCTTTGTCATCAACTAGGGCTTTACTGATCCATTCGGACACAACGTTTTCTTGATTGGCCCACCGTAAAAATAACGACTCAGTTTCGATGAAAGGTAGTTGTTTGATACGAATATCAACGCTCATTTCTTCGCCATTGTGGAAAAAAGTGACCGTTTCCTCACGCACTTGTGAGACAAGGCTACCTGACTTAATGTCTGCTAGATACAATTTTGCCATTTCAGCAATCCTCTAAAAATAGTTAAACCCCAATTAAGGGGCTTGTCGTTCGTTTATTTCGTTAGCGTTTCAAGCTTACGGCGTGACAGTCTTAAACGCAGTGACGGCTCTAGTCTGACGCTTCATAGCGACTGCATGCTTAACCAGTGAATCAGGATCAAACGTTGGCGCACCTGCTTTTAATCGCGCCGTGAAGACGGTCCAAGTGCGCGTCTCGGGCAGCGTGACCTCAGAAGTCACTAGCGAGGGTTCGACGCCCGTGCCATCCGACCATCCCACATAGACTTCCACCAATTCTTTATCTTCTGCGAGTTGCAGCAGTGTCATATGCGTAGCGTTTTCGGGATCCGTGTTAATCGTAAGTGAGCCTTCGCCGGGTTTGTTGAGTCCGTACGTTGATGTAGCAGAATCTGGCTCATCAAGACAGGTGTCATCAATTTCAGTAGGACTGTCATCACCCAGCACAACGCCAGTGATACAGTCCATTCTAGTTAGAGTTGGCGCAGATTCTTCGCCGTGTTTAATCCAAACTTTGGTGCCTTGCGTTAAGACGCCTTTTTCTTTCTTAGCCATGATATTGGCTCCCAGTGTGGTTGGTAAATAGTTAACGCGCTAATATCCAGTTCGCATCAAAGCCGCGGCCGTACAGCTTAGCCTTGCTATCATGCTGACTGATTGAGGGGTTTAATATCCAAGAGTGTTGCTCAAGCACTGTACGCACTGCATCGCGTATTTCGTAAGCTGTCTTTGCATCTGTTGCGTAGACCATTAGCTGGTACTGCGTGTCGTCAAAAACTGCCGGTTCGTCCAAATGATTGTTTGCCTGACCTGATATGGCTTGCCAGACGATGTATGTTGGGGCTGTGCCATGGGGCGCTACGTCTTCAAAAACTTTTGCCTCCACGTCAATAAGCGCAGCAAGGCCAGCATCAGCTTTGAGCATACGGTATATGGGTAAAAAGCTCATAGCTTGCCCACCTTGTCTTTTAATGCCTTGTCGATAACATCAGACATAGACACCCATTCTTTAAAGCTAACTTCCACAATATCAGCGTTAGATTTACGACCAGATGGCGGCACTTGAGTGATTAAAATACGGTCTTCTAAAATTTCGGTTGTTATGTTTGAATCGCTCATAACTTTGCAATCTCCTTGTCGAGCTCGGCGCTGTATGCGCGAGTAAATTCAGCCAACATTGCATCATGATTGTTATTCAAAGCTGGTCGTAAAAAAGGAGTTGCTGACTGATGGGCGGTACCAAACTCTTTAAGGCGCCAATACCAAGTGTCGCCGCCAGAGTTAGGCTTACCTGATTGCGCTCGTTTTTTAGCGCCGCCTTTTACGCCTACTTTCATCACAACACTATCAACACCTTTAGTTTTACCGGGCTTAGTAACGATATTTTTCCAAATCTTTTCAGGACTGTTTTTGTCATCAAAGGCCTTAGCGTCCTGCACTGCTGCTTTTTTGACGATATTCATTGCTTTACGTGATGCACGAGTAGCAGCATTCTTAGCTTTACGCTGATTGCCAAGCTGACGTAGTTTGGCTTGCACTTCATCAAGCCCAGTGATTTCGTTTGCCATGATTAGCACTACTCCTCGATTGCCGGAAGGCTTTCCACCAGTCCCGCTAGCGCTTTAAGTAATGGTTCCGTGCTGCCCACCCCAAAGACATCAATTAGCTCCTGATCCGGACTTTTAAACTGCTCAATACCACCGCTCAAATTGAACGTTGTGTATTCCACGCCCGTATCGCTATCATCAAGCCCTTGGCTATCTATAGCAAAAATACGGCCTTTCCAAATAATGCGCATGGTTGTATCAATATCCAGTCCAGTACGGTACCGGACCTTCATCCGCGCTGTGATTTCAGAGTCTGCAGCCTGTGCACTGAGCAAGTCTTTAGTAGAGAGCGGCGTTACCTTTGCATAGACTTTTTTGTAAAATATCCACTCTGACGGCAACTCATATCCATCGTCATCACGCCCGCCTTTAACGTAGCTTTGGACAGTGACTCGGTGTCGTAGCTCGCCAGCTTGCAATGCCATATCAACCATCCATATCTAAAAATCTAGGCCCTGTTTCCTCATCGTCATCTTGTTGATCGATGAGCTCGCTTAATATTTCATCATTCTGTTCAATCAAACGTAATATCGTTTGTTCTTTAGCATTAGATTGCTCAATCAAAACGTTATTTTGTTCGACCAGTTTAGTCACTAGCGTTATTAAGCTTGGCAATAAGTCGCTTTGCTCGTCTTCTGGCTTCATCGGTTCGTTGTCTAATCCACTCACGTCGGGCCTCGCATCCTTTACATGACATAATGTTAAATTCCCATATTTCGATAGGGCTGTAGCAGTGAAGCCACACCCATCGGCACCTCATTCATTGATGACTCAGACACCGCTTCGCGATGGGCATACCAGTGGCCAATCAGCATCAATGTCGCTTGATCAATAGATGGGTTATCGATCACGCCATCAGGATCATCATCCGGTACCATTAATTCATAGATAGTCCGATCAAGATGCATCTCCACATGGTCACGAGCGGAGGCCATATAACCAGTCAATAGCGCATCTTCATCATCATGATCAATACGGCATTGATACTTGACCTGCTCAAGTGTGACCATGGTTAATCTGCCTTATCTTTTACTTCAGTTGGTTTTGATACTTTGGTTTTAGCCGCTTCCGCTTTCACAACTACAGCTTGAGGCGTTTCAATTTCGACAGCGTGACCTTTTTCAACCAGTTGCGCGCCATGGGCTTTATCGACTTCAATAATGGTATCGCGCGGCGTCACGGTACGATCTACCATCATGAATCTAAGAGTTTTAATTCGCATAATGATTACTCAGCTTATTTAGCAGGCTATCCTTCAGCCTTATTTCTTTGTATTGGCAGCGGCTTCTTTCGCCTTAGCCTCTTTTTCAGCTTTCGCAGCAGCTTCTTTCTCGGCTTTTTCAGCAGCCGCTTTAGCCTTAGCGTCATCATCAGCTTTTTTCTCAGCAGCCGCTTCGGCATAGCCTTTATCAATCAGTTGTTGACCTGTGATATCGGTAAACTCACCGACTTCACCAGCGGTATATGTCTGATTGCCCATGCAAATAACATCGTTAAATTTAACTTTCATGACCTGCTCCTTTTAGTAAGGCAAAAACAACTTAATAAATTGGTTTTGGCTTAATAAAAAAACGAAACCCGCGATACGAGTTTCGTTTTTTGTGTTATTAACGATAGTTTTTAAACTTATGGTCCGACAGTTAGCGAGCCTTTAACGAATGCCTGCGGACGATATACGGCCAATGCCAAGCGTTCTTCAGCACGGATTGAGACCATGTTTTTCTCAAAGTCATCGGCGTTCTCAGTAGAGACGACCACGTTTGCATCTTCACGGTCGAAGATTTGCGCGGCATCTGCAAACGAGCCCGTCAAGAAGTTACCAAGCATGCCCGCCTGATTAGTCTGAGCGACTGGCAGACCCCATAGGCGCGCTTCTAACGTACCAAACGGATTGCTGAATAAGTAGCCTTTGGTATTGGCATCTTTAATCAGCTCAATATCAGTCCAGTCGATATCATGCATGACGTGACCAGTTGCTGATAGCTCTGCTAATGTGACTTGCAGCATTGCCAAACGCATCACATCCAAGCTGTTTGAAGGCGTGGTCTTAGTACTAGGATTGGCAAAGGCAGTCGCTTGCGTATAGATACCGTGCAAGTTATTACCTACACCACTACCGAATAGCAGCTGAGTATCTTCCACACGCTTCAAGCCGTTAAGCAAACGGCCATTAATAATGCTGCGTAGCTGTGGCAAGTCATCAAGCGTCTGCTTGGCAACTTTCATCAAGTGAGCGACAGTCTTGACACCAGAAAGCACCTCTTCAAAAGTGATATCTGAATAGGGCTTGGTGGTGTTCTCAGCAACTGGCGCAGCATTGTTAGTGAATAGCAGCTCACGCAGATAAGCCACCGCGTTTGATTCGGTATCGCCAGGGGCTAACAAGTCGCGTACGGTTAATCGCTGGTTCGGATTGGTGACAATCTGAGTGCTACCGTCTACCGGATTGACCGCAAAAGAAGTCAGAGCGGCGCGTGGGACATCGATAGCTAAGCGGCGACCCGCAGAGACATTATTGCTAAATTCGATAATACTATCGTTAGCGATAACCAAATCACCAGCGCGATTCTTTGCAGCGCCTTGATTGCCATTACCACTACCAATCCGCGCAAATAGCTGCTCAGCCTCGCCCAATTCACTTTGCAGCTTGTTTTGAGTATCTCGCATGGTATTTAAGTCGGTAAGTAGCTTATCGACTTCGTTTTTAGTTTTGTCTGATAACGCGCCAGCGCGCTTAGCTTCTTTCAAAGCGTTTTCAGCGGCGGGTAGTGTTTTTTCGGTCAGCTCTTTAACTTGGGCATTAACCTGTTTGAGCTGCTCGGCGGTTTGATCTTTATTTTGATCAGTCATAATATTTTCTCGCAAAAAAGGCCGCCAAAAGGCGACCGTATGAATGAATAGGTTTATTTAGTCTAGTTTGATTGAGTCAATCGCATTTTGCAGATCACCAATCAATCCGCTCAGGTCAATGCCAGCGTTTTGCGTAGCATCTGGTTGAGTAGCGCTAGGCGTACTCTTTAAATCTTTTACAAGGCCACGGCGCTCTTTGCGAGACATGCCCGCCTGCGCCATGATTAAATCTAGTTTGTGCGCTGCAATGCGCTCTTTAGCAGTATTATTGGTCTGTTCGGTGACGACATCAGAGTCTAAGAAGCTGTCAGCCATGCCAGTTTCGACCGCTGTTTTGCCGTTAATCCATGTTTCTTTATCCATCTGCTCGGATAATTCAGTAGCAATAATGCCGCTTTTAACATGATAAATATCAGCGATAGTGCTATCGATTTGCTCTAAGAAGTCCGAGACTTCGCGCATATCATTGCGATTGCCAAACACACCAGTCCAAGCGTTATGAATCATAAAGAAGCCAGCGCGGGCAATCTTGACCTCATCAGCAGCCATAGCAATAAACGACGCTGCGCTTGCGGCCATACCCAAGATGCGCACAGTGACATTACCTTCGTATTCGCGCAGTAGGTTGTAGATTGCTAAGCCTTCGAACACATCGCCGCCGGGTGAATTAATATTGACCACGATATCGGCGCTACCGAAGCGCTTAAGTTGCGCGCTGATGGTCTTGCCAGTGATACCGCCATCAGTCCACCAGTCGTAACCAATTGGCTCCAAGATGTTAATGACGTTTTCATCATCGCTATCGGCAGCTTTAATATCTGGATTCCAATTACTAAAAGCGATTGGCATCTTTACATCATGCTTTGGCTCAAAATCAGCCTTTGGCATCATCGTTCGCTTGCTCATCGGTGGCAACTCCTTTGTAGTTCGTGCCCACTTGATCAAGCGGGATTAATGCTGATTGAATAGTATATTTATCACCACCTTCAATCGGCGGCATATTTTCTTTAGACCGGACTTCATCGCGGTTTATCCAACCGTTATTCAGACCTGATGAATAGTATTCAGAGCGTGTTTTGCTGTCTGCTCGTAGCAAGCCTTCGACATTGAACTCAACGTAATACTTGTCGCTATCAAGTTTGCCAATAAGACAACGTAGTATCTCTTGCTCAATATTGACTAGCAGCGGTCTAAATGTGTACTTCAAAAAGTGTAAGTCTTGCGCTTCAGCAGAAGCCGCCCATGAGCTTTGTTTGTCAAAATGACCAATCATAATGGGCGATACACGGAACCAACGACAGATCTCTTCAATCTCAAAAGAGCGTGTCTCTAGCATCTGCGCCGCTTCTGGGTTCATGGTCACGCCGTTGTACTGCATGCCATGCTCAAGCACCATTGTCTTGCCAGCATTGCTACTGCCCATAAACCGCTCAATATGCTTACTAAGTGTAGTGCGTTGCTCCTTGTTAAGCTTTTGATCAGTAGTCAAAAATCCAGACGTCTGCAAACCGTTCTCAAAAAACTTGCCAGCTGCTTGCTCAGCGGATGCAGCAGTTGCAAAAGTCTCACGTCCCTTGTTAATCGTAAATATACCCATCACACCATCGACACCAAATGCGCGAATATGCATGACATCTTTATGACCAATTTCACGCCGCGTACCTTCATCTGTGTAGTGATACTGCAACAGCTGATTATTTTTATTACGAGTCACACTTACGTGCTGTGGCAAAAGAGGCTCTAGAGAGATAATTCGCTTGCCTGTAATATTGCGTTTGATCTCTACATAAGCATTACCCCAAAGCAGTAGGCTTGCCACAATCATTTGCATGAATCGTGCTGGCGTCATCTCATAATTGGGCGAACGACACAATAAATCGTATAGAGGGTGCTGTTTGGCCACCACGCGACTACCGTCAGCTTTAGTTTCATAAACCTTTAGCGGCAAGGTTGATACTGTCTCAGCGACTAAGCGCACGCACGAAAAAACAGTACTAAGCTGTAATGCGCTATCAACAGTGACGTTTTTACCACTGGCTGTTCTGGTCGATATATTGTCGCTAGGCGTTAGACTCAGATGTCCATCCAAGCCTAAAAAACTGATTGCGGCTTTTGCAGCTTTTGCAAAACGCTTGGGCTTGATTAGATTAAGCACATTGAATCCTTAAATATTAAACGCCGATCATGATTGGGTCATCGTAGAAGCCGTTGTCACCGCTACCACCATCACCTGCCAGTACCATTGCGCGACTGATCCCCATTAGCAGGGCAACAGCACCATCGATTTTTTTGTAGTTGGTTTCTTTACGAGGGAATACGTTATTGTTTGCATCCTCTCGTGATACGACATTACCAATCATCCAAGATAAGACTGGATGACCATCGTGATGGAACCGTCCACCTTTCATAGCTGCTTCTAATTCACGCATAGCAGGAGAAAAAGACTTAACCGTCTTCGGTATCTTTACGGCGTCATACCCTGCAGCTTCAATAGTAGCGGCAACTTGGAAACCACCCCATTCATCATAAGGAACTTCAGTGAGTGGAAAGTTACCTGCATCTGAAACCAAGTCTTCAGCGATGGCATTCAGGTCGTTTTCAGCACCATCGTGCACTTCAAGCAAACCTTGATTCATCCATTTCTGGTACCGCTCAACTGCTTGCTTCTCATCTCCCTTGTAAACCGTGTCTTCAGGCAGATAAAACCATGGTGCGATGCAGTAATAATGAAGCTTTCCATCGTCCTCATAGCGATAAAACAAATTAATCCGCGCCGCTATATCTATTTTTGACGCCAAATCTATCGGCATCACACAAGGTGTTGTTGAAAAATCATCAATACTTAGCGTGTCATCAGCACATGCGCGCCAATGTTCCATATTGAAAAATGCAGATTTTGCTGATACCCAAACATTAAGATGCTTGGTCTTAAAAGAGTTTTGACGGCTGGCGTTGTTAATCGCCTTGGTTTGTTGGGACTCTAAGAAGTCAGCATAGACAGACACGTCATAATTAGGATTGGCTTTGATCAGCACCTTTGGGTCGGTCCAATCATCGCCTTCGTCAATACTCCATATCCAACCAAACAATTCGTCATCTGGCACATTGCCAAGCAGCATGTCTTGCACACGACTACGAAGCTCATAACAAGGGCCTTCTATATTATGGCCGGCTGTGGTGATGACAAACATCATCGGTTGTCGGCGCGCGCCCATACCCGTTTGCATCGTGTCATAAAGCCTGCTATCAGGATGTTCATGATATTCATCGACGATGGCGCAATGTGGTGACTGACCATCTGGCGGGTCACCGATAATAGGCTCAAATAATGAGCCGTCATCAGGGCGCTCTAGACTGGCTGCATTAATCTGTATGCCGGTTGCCTGAACCAAAGCAGGCGACCGTAAGACCATCAAGCGTGCTGGCTTAAAAACTTCCCATGCTTGCTTCTCAGTTGTGGCGCCCGAATAAACCTCGCTACCAAACTCACCATCATTAGCAAACATATTAAGAGCGACACCGGCAGCAATTGCAGACTTACCATTCTTACGTGGCACTTCCCAATAGGACTCACGGAAGCGCCTGAAGCCATCTTTTTTACGGACCCAACCGAATGTGACTGCAATACCGAATTTTTGCCATGGCTCAAGCTGAATTTTTAAGCGCTTTAAGGCCCACTCACCTTTCGTATGAGGCAGTAATTCGATGAAAAGTATCTTTTTTTCAGCAGCTTTTGGGTCAAACTTGTAAGGATAATTACGTTTTCTTGACGCCTTTAGATCATCTAAGTGACGCTTACAAGCCAATACCACCCATTTACAAGCTGGGGTTTTGCCCTTAACGACTGATTTAGCCCATGCGGTGGCGATATCAACATTAGGATAATCGGCCATATTTATCTCGCTTGAGCATTCATCACATATTCAGAACACCTGCAAATGGGTTGGTTTGATTTTTATCACCAGCACCAGTTAAGCGTTGACGAGATGAAGGGTCTAATCCTAGTAGACTGCCAAAAGTTGCCATCTGTCTTGCTGCCTCATTTAGCGCGGTCAATGCTGGATTTTTAATTGGACTACCTGACGCACCCATAACGGTGACGCCTTCTTTCGCAAGCTCCATTTGGCTTTTACGATAAGTGTCGTAAGCCATACAAAAAACTTCGACGTTGTGCATATCGGTGATTCGAAGCAATTCATTTTCAAGTAACTCAGGAACTATTGAGCGCCAGATCATTGGTGCAAACTCTAAGTCACTCATATATTCAGGCGGTTCAATATCGACCACTTCGCTAAATGTTGGAACGTTGATATTTTTATTTTTCGATTTTCTAGGATCAGCCTTGCGGCCGCGACCTGGTACCGCTGCGATTCCTCCCATAGCAAAAAATCCTTAGTCGGTCAATAGGGCAAACTTTTAATTCAACGCTCGCAAAAATGTACTTTAGGGGGCGGTCATTCGGGGCTTCCGGCTGAAGTCCGAACCCACCCTCCCCCTTTCTTATTATTTTTATTCAGTCTTTTTGGTTATACATGTGACAATGTTTACCACAATAGATAACTCTACTCATGTCGTATGGTTTGTTATCGTAGTGATAGCAAGTCTCACCACATTCACTGCAACTTCGTTCGTATTCGACCCACTCGCTCTCAGGTTGCTCTAATGCTTTCAGGCGCCTGTATTGCACCAGCCAGACCATCAAAGCTAAGACAAATATCATCAAGCAAATACTTTGAATAATAGTCATAACTAACGCCTTACTCGTTGGCTGTCTTAGCTTTATGATGCGGATTGCATAGCGACTGTAGGTTGCTGAGCTCGTCCGTACCGCCTTTAGACTTTGGCACTATGTGATCGACGTCGGTTGCTGGCACGAACCTGCCTGCCTGCTGACAAGCCACGCAAAGATGACCATCACGCTCAAGTACTTGTGCGCGTAGCTTACGCCAAGCATGGCCGTAACCGCGCTTGGTTGTGCTACCGCTGCGGTCTGGCCGCTTGGTCCAGTTGCTGCGTTGGTCTGCATGGTCATCACAGTATCCTTTGTCTTTACGTTTAACTATGTTTGGGCAGCGGTATTGTCGGCATGGTGTGGATGGCATGGCTTTGGTTTCCATTTCTTATTGTCTGGCTCAATCAAAGCCATATGCTTCTTAGCATCGCTGTTGCCGTTGTTGGCTCTAGCAGTAAGCAGTCTTAGGTTTGAGTTTCTATACTCTAGCGTTTCGCCTGTGCGATAGTTGATATACAGCGTCTCGCTTGTGCATTCATATCTCATGGGTATCACACCTCACTAAACGTTAGGCATAAAAAAGCCCACGCTATTTCTAACGTGGGTAAAGAGCGCCATCACATCATGATGACTACACGCCACATGCAACGTGCATCAATCAGTGAAGACTTCGATTTGGGTTGCAGTGCCACCTGCTAGCGGGTGTCTCTATGGCATGTGCTGACTGTGGCTAAATCAATCAGGCATAAAAAAAGACGAGAGCAATTAAGCTTTCGTCTTTTATTTCTTTGGCTCTACTTACAACTGAAGCCAGTATGACAAATACTACCCCATTCGGCAGTCATGGGTCAAGCACTATAAGTTAATGAGACCGTGCTAATTGTTGGCGGTAATCGCTTACGCAATGATCAGCTATGACAACCATATCAAATAGGTCGTTAGTCATATGGCGTTGGTAAGTTAACCAGGCATGGCTATATGTATTAACGTTTACCTCTATCCCTGAAAACTGTAACCTACCTTTAACTGTATAAACATCCCACAGCTCATATAACTCGAAATGTAATACCATGCGCGCCATCAATCGTGCCAGATCAAGCAAGCTGTGACGACATGCCTGCGGTGCTACTCGCCCATCTTTATTGCAGCGCTCAACCATATTGTCAGCTAAATACTGCACTACTTCATCGAACTGCCGTGACCAATCCCAGTTAGTATCGCTACCCCATAACAATATACTAGCCAGCGCTCTGGCTGGCTTGTCTTCAATCATTGCTATTGCAGCGCAGTGGTCCTCCCAATTTACTTCCGGTGGCAGGCCGCCAGCGCCAATATTAAACTTAACTGTCTTAGCATGCATACCGCGCTCGAGCCAGTCTTGGTTCGATAGCTGCAAGTTTGGTGACTTACCAAAGTTGCGGCGCGATTCATCAACCCATATTGCAATAAATTGGTCACCTGGCTTGGCAGTATCTTCCTTTACCGGCTCAGCCTTTGCATCAATTGATTTAACCTGACTAAGAAACTTCTGAATGCTGACAGTCCTAGTTCCGCGCTTCTTGTGATTAGGCCACTCAATTGTCACCAAGCTGTTTTCATAATCTACAGATAATACGTGGATTACATCGCCTTTCTTATCTAGCCATTCACGATTTGGTAACTCTAAGCGCGGGTTGGTACTGAATGTTTTAGCGAGTAAGTTAGTCATTAGCAATAATCCTCATCATGCCACGAAGGTTTTTTATCTTCATCGGGAGCGCAAGCAGGGCATAAGCCGTATGTAAAATAACTTTCTTTGCCGTACCAACCACATGAGCTGCAATCCTCCATACCTTCAGGCATAGTTTCACCGCCATACTTTGCCTTGCTTGCTGCGTGTTCATTAATCATTACTTGCTCCCTTTCTTTTTAATTGGCAACGGCGCTGGCACGTCGACCATTCCCTTTTCAATCAATCGATGATATTTATATATAAGCATGCCAGCATCACGGCTATGCTCAGACGTACGCCCATGCCAGCCAGTAATCATCTTAAAGTCTTTGGCGCTGCGCTTAGTATCAATGCTAGCCGGCGCAACCAATAGATGTGGAATATCGTAGCGCTCGCAAAACTCCTGCCAGATTGAGCAATCACGTATAACCGAACCCACTCCCTTCATGCGCTCTTTACCAATTCGAGGATCTACCCACGTACGCTTACGCACATCCTCAATACAAACGACGAACTTAATATCTGACGCTTGCGCTTCTTCAAACGTTTTAAAAACCTTATCTTGGGCACTTAGAATGCTTTGAGTAGACACTTCTTGCAGCACACCATCGATGCTATGAGCAAAGCCGGTCTTAACGCCTGTATCTATACCGATTAAAATCATCACTTACCATCCTTTAAATTAATATCACCATAATCATGATCTTTAGCAGCGCCTTGCTTATCCCACTTGGCATAGTCATCATGGAACGGATCCCCTGCAACCACTCTCACTCGTCCTGACCAACCTTGATGGGAATAAGCCTTTGTATCAAACGACTTTTGCAGTCCTGAGACGTTGAGATCCTTTGTGGTCTTCACACCGCCTCCTGCATTTGGGTTAACACTCTGTCATAAGTTTCATCGGCTGATTCGCCTGGCATCTTTTGCTGCTTGATGTATTCATAAGTTTCAGCGATATTCATATTTGGCAGTGGCTCTTTGCGTAGGCCGTTAAATATGCAGCACTTACTTGGATCGAGCTTGGACTGTACTGGTTGGCTATGGCTTGGGTGAAATACTGGCGGTAAGTCGCTGTCGTAGCTGTTGGTCGACGTGCCAGCGCCGTTGCCCCAATCCTCATTATCGATATTAAACGTGCCCTTGGCTTTTTCCTGACGTGCTTGGTTTGCTGCCTGCTTGTCAATCTCACCAGCCAGCCATTTACGTAACTTAGCCTTGCGATTTGATTCAGTGGTTATCGGCTTACCAAGTAATGCCTGCTCAGCGTAATGGGCCTTAAAATCCCCTACGTGCAAAGCGTACTGGTCTTCAGTGAGTTGCATCATCTTGCCTGCTTTGAATAACTCACCGCGCATCTCGTCAATGGTTGGCGCTTCCCAGTTTTCGATATCGTCAGCACGTTGGTCACGTATCTGGTCAGCTTTGGTTGCTGGCTGGTTGGCTGATAATTGAGTTGTCTGTGATAATTCAACTGGTACCGGTTGAGTCTCTGAGTATTGACTGTCAGCAAATGAGTTATCCACAGAACCATGATTGAAATTATCCACAACCGCATCGCCAGTGTTTGTGTGCGTGTTATCACTAACTGGTTTATGGTTATTGGTTACTGGTTCATGGTTACTGGTTATAGCATCGTTTTTTGCGTTACTAGCGTTACCGTCATCGTTACTATGCGTTACAGTTTCCGTTACATCGGTTGTAACGTTACTTGCAATAGTTTCGGCGTGAGTTGCATATAACTCTCTTAGGTCAGCAGCTTTAATGCTCTTATCTACTGCTACACCTATATTAGTAAGGCTATCAATCATTAACTTACGGTCTTGGCGAGACTTACGAGTGCGTTCTGCGGGTGTCATTGGCGTGTCGTCATCGTTACACGTAACGTTACAACCATCGTTACCGAGCGTTACACCTTGCGTTACATCAAACGTTACAGCGTTACGAGTAGCGTTACGAGTAGCGTTACCGCTTGCGTTACCTTTGTTCTTGTTGCCCCATTTATAATCTTTGAGTATCTTGTCCCAAGCGGCACGCTTATAGTATTTACCAGCCTTCTTGAATTTGTCTTTTAGTACGAATACCAGTGCTGCCTTTTCCTCTTCATCTTTGACATTTAAGCGGCGCTGCAATAGATCCATGTCGCTACCATCGATAGGCTTTTCTGCTGATAAGTACAATGAGCGCAAATCAAAATAGATGGTTTTCTCAATGCGACTCATGTGCTTGGTTTCAAAGTCGATGTCAGTGAAGTTGTGATTAACGAAATGCATTAGGCCACCTCATGAACGATGGCAAAAGTCTTAGCAAGACGCGTTAAGCCTTTTGGAGTGAATAGCGGCTGAGTGGTTGCCACACGCTCGTTGCTGTTGCCTTGGTACGTGACTGCGCGCTCTTCCATAAAGCCTTGCTTCATGCGAATGCTGCTCATCTTTAGCTTGTTGCGATTGTCGCGGTACATCCAATCATGGGCTATACACCAATTAACAAACTTGTTCTGTGGAATACCTAGTGTTTTGGCAGTATCGCGAACGTTTATGCTACCAATAGAGCTGTCGATAACATCCAATGCCGCGGCTTTAGGCTCAACAAGCGCTAATCGTGATTGTTGGTGCTCGATAAGCTCGGCTTGGTCAGCAGCAAGGCGTAATGCTTCAGATAAAGTGGCGGGTATTACTGGTGCGCTGGCTTGTGCTTCAAGTTCTTGCCAGCGTCTATTGATGCGTATGCGAATGTCAGCACGATAGCCAGTGATCAAATCAATCGTCTGTTCTTTATTAAGTAAGTATTGGCGATAGCTTTGACCATTATCAGCGGTATAATTTGACTGCCCAACTTTGGGCAGTGCCATTACTTCGTATGTTGCATTCAAGTCGTCAATATCGCGTAATACATGACGATGATCTTTATTGCACAAGCCAGCAATTTCACGGCTGCTCATTTTTTGATTATTTATTTGCAAAGTTTGAATATTCATTGTAAGATTCCCTCATTCATTGTTTGTATTTCAGAAACACCTAAAGCCCATCAGTTCCCGCTGATGGGCTTTTTGTTTGCGTGTCACTTTTGTTTTTGGCCTGACTGGTGCGCTCGATGCGCTCAAACTCACGCTTGATTGCATGCTCGTCACCAGTGACTTCTACGGCAGCGACGCTTTTGCAATATGAGCAGTTATGGCAATTATTGGCTGACATGCTATTTCCCCTCACAATGATTATTGATTTGGACGCTCAATGTGCGCAGCGCGACCATGGCATCTTGAATCTTTGTCTGTAGCGCATCATGCTCTTTGCAGTCAATGCGACCATCTTCTAGCGCTTGCTGCATCTCACTCATGATGTCGCCCTGGCAGGCTGACGTAGATAATGCGGTCATGATGATACTTGCCTGCGTCGCTTCACCATCAACCTTACAAAACACACCACCAAGACGCTGGGCCATCGCTTGAATGATGCTCGTGTCGTTGGTGTATTCCATAATTGTGATTGCTTCATCCAAACGTAAATGATGAGTATCAGTGTTTGGATTAACCTTGTTGTTTAATACGGTGCTCGACATACCCATGCGTGCGGCAATGGCTGTTGAACCGCCATGCTTAGGGTTATGTACTGTCTTGTGTGCTGCGTCTATTACGTCCATCGTGTCCCGCCTATAATTAAAAACGTTTTGTTGATGAGTGGGTGGTTGTAGTATTTAATCAGTGGTTTCGAGTTCAGCTAATGCGGGGCAAAGGTCTACGGCTTTAATCTCACCCTTGGTGATTCGCTCAGCTTTTAAAGCCAGAGGTGCCGACATATTGGCCTTACCTTGAACCCATTTCCATACACCAGGCTGACTACAGCCCAATGCTTCAGCCGTCTTATGCTGATTTCCAAAATAGCTGACTAAAGCTTCATAAGGATTGTTAGGTTTCATTTTTATTACCTTGGGTATATTTATGCCTTAATAATATAACTTTAGTTATTATAAATCAATAACTTTAAGCATTTTACATTGATAACCTAGGTTATTAGAATGATTGCAATAACTGGAGGATAGTAATGAGCACATTAGCGGAAAGGGTTAAGCTGGCTAGAGATAGGCTAAATCTGTCGCAACAAGATGTAGCAGATGCCACAGGCATGTCTCAGCCAAGTTATTACAAGATAGAGAAAGGGCTTACCAAGCGAACTACTTATATAAGCGAGCTAGCCAAGGTGTTTGAGGTTAATATTGATTGGCTGGCAAATGGCATTGGAGAGATGCTTGATCAAGGCGCCATAGAAAGTGCGACTAAGTCGTCGCTGTCTAACGAGAAAGACAGGGACTACTCAAAGAATGCCAACAATTCAGATCATATTATTATTGGCGGTCGTACAGACTATGGGTTGGTTGATATTAAATATCTGGATATCAAAGCCAGCTGTGGAAATGGATACGTCAATCTTGAACATCCCGATTCTCATACCCAAGCGTTTACCGTTGAGTTTTTAAGAGATAACGACCTGCCCATTGATGGCAATGGATTGGTGCTGATGCACGCTTGTAGTGACAGCATGGGCAATACCATACCGCATGGCACTCTAATGCTGGTAAATACCAATGAGAGCGAATACGATAATTTTATTAATAATAAGATTTACGTGTTTAATGCTGATGGCGAAATGATGTGTAAGCGCACCATTAAAAACTTAGATGGCACGGTGATATTAAAATCAGATAATACTGACAAAGACACCTACCCAGATCAGTTAATTACTCGTGATACGTTTAATCAGTTCGCGCTATTTGGACGGGTGCGATATTCATTCTTAAAGCATTAATAAAAGGATTTTACGAATGACAGACTGGCACTTTGGCTATCAGTTCGACACGCCTATTGTAGGCGAATCGAACTATCAAAAAGCACTGACAAAAAGCTATAAAGACCCTAACGCTTTTAGAAAAGGTGAGTCTGCTTTTGTTGATGTGGATTTAGTTTACGAACCGAACAACCCTTACGATAAGAATGCAGTAGCAGTTGTCTCTACTCATGGAGTATTGGGTTATCTATCTAAGCAAGATGCTATTCGCTATCGACACCTATGTGAAGGCGATAAAGATACTCTGTCTGTAAGATGTAAGATATACAGAGGAGATCATCCTATGTACGGTGCCTGGGTTGATTTAAACCTAGAGGATTTGTCTGGATCGGCGCAAAGTTTAAGAAAATATAACGACGTATCGAGCCAGCCTGCACCGCCACCCCTCCCGGATAATCCTAAGCAGAAGATTTCACCTGTAACGATGGTTGTAGGTGCGCTGATATTGTTTTTTCTTTTCTCAATAGTCTTTTAAGGCTAAGGATAATAAGCGTCCGTGCCAGCGCGCTTGAGACTGGCGACAGCATGAGGTGAGAAAATGGCTTTTTACTCTATAACTTATGATTTAGTTAGGAACAGAGACTATGAAAAGATAGCGCGTGGTATTAAAAATATTTCTAATGACGCTTGGGCTAAACCAACAGCATCTCAGTGGATAATACATTCTGAAAAGACGTCTGAGCAAGTTAGAGATTTTTTGTTAAATTACATTGATCATGATGATATTTTGTTTGTCATAAAAGTAGATGTAGATAATTGGCACTCATATAACGTCCAAAAAGGCGCTACCGACTGGCTAAAAAACTAAATCATAAACTCTCCTTCTTAGACTCTAATAATAACCGTCCTATATGGGCGGTTTTTTTTATGCCTCATATTTCATTTTAACAATTACTTACAGTTTTATAGTGGTTATAAAAGAGCCAAAGTAATAAATATTTATATATTTAATTACTTTAGTTATTGACAGTAATTATAACTATGGTTATTATTATATTCATCACAACGAAGCAGAGTAACTGTTATGAACTCAATAAAAGACTTTCTAGCCAGCATCGGCGTTATCACATTGTTAGTACTTGGTATGACAGCAGCAACGGCTGGCGTGCAACAAATTAATAAAGCTTTTGACCGTCAGCAATCAGCTCATGACGCAAAGATTGCTATCCATAAGCTAGACAATCCTGCCAGTGAAGATAGTAATTACGTCACCGACCCGATGAATGGGTTTGATGATGAAGTTGAAGAAGCTTACGAAGCATCGACTGAAGCCAAGACGGCAAGTTATGCCAATGGCTTCATAGCCAAAGCGTACGGGAGAGAATGATGAGCACCCTTCACAAGCTTATAAGCAACCTTGAGCTGCAGATGAATAACATCATGTCGGACAATCCATCTAAGGATGAATTAAAAGCCATCAATGAGCAGACACGCCAGCTAACCGCGGTAAGCAAGCAAGTCGTTGATATCTAACGCTTGAGTTTGGACGCTGGCAAGTTTGCCCATCAAACAGGCGCAGATGTGATTGTTAGTGCTGAAATGCTGAGCGTTGGTAAGCCAAGTAAAGCACTACAAAGCAGTAATGGTGATCGTAATGAGTAGCAAAAGATGGAATGTCACGCCAGCGGAGCATGACTTCATGGTAAAGCACCAAGCTCATATCACCCGCGCCAAACTAGCAGCCATGCTAAATGCTGAGTTTGGTCTTAACTTAACCACAGAGCAAGTTCGAAGCTACACCAAGCGCATGGGCCTAAAAAGAGTTATCCGCACCATGATAAACAATGGCGATGAGTTGCAGTGGATAGCCAAACATCAGGCCAACACGCCACGCGGTGAGTTGACAGCAAAGTTTAACGAGCGGTTTGGCAAAGCCATCTCTGTTACTCAGATGAACGGTTACTGCAGACGCAAAGGGCTTTGGATGGACGACTTAATACGTAATCGCAAACCAATTGGCCATATAAGCCGCCATGGTAAGTTTTTGAACATAAAGATCAGTAAATCGGAATGGCAGTCGTTGCATCGGTTTGTTTGGGAACGGCATCACAGAAAAAAGGTGCCTGAAGGATTTATGATTTTGTTTGCTGATGGCAATGTCGATAACGTTGATATCGACAACCTAGTGTGTGTACGTGAAACGATAAGCGTCACTATCAATCACAACAACCCTGCCAATACTGACAATCCTGATTTAAACAAAGCCATCATGTTGACCGAATCACTTAATGCCCTGGTCAGAGATTACGTAAAATCTCAACAGACAAAAAGCATCAAAAAGGATTATCACTGTGAACGACTATAAATCCCCGCAAGAGATGGAAGCGCTAGAGCTTGAACTGCTAGAAATAGATCTAAGCATGGACGTGCCAGCAAAGACCTGCCCTATCTGTGGCAGCAACGTGGAGAGCAATTAAGATGGCTAACAAAACCGATGATACTGGATACTGTGATGAATGCGATTCTGAGCTTTGGTTTGGACAGAGTGAAGCACCTCACGCCAACCTCTGCGATGACTGTTACTACTTAGAGATTATCAATGAAGAATGCGCTGCCCCAGTCGAGCGTGTAGAAACTAAGTTTGAGGAATAACTAATGGCTGATGATATCGACCTCGCCCAAGAACGCATCGACGCTGAAATGCAAGCTCGCCTGCGCGTACTGCCAACGTTTGACATTGCATCGTTAATCGAGTGCCAAGAATGTGGCGAAGAAATACCAAGTAAGCGACGTGCCATTGGTGGCGTAAGGCGTTGCTTTGATTGCCAGAAGCACCATGAAAGCTCGGTAAGATATTGGAATCATAGTCGTCGCTAGATAATAGGATTGGATATGTTGAGACTAAATAACAGCTCACTATCGAGAACAATTACTCGAAGTGGTGTGAATAGCATTCAAATGTTTGCTGTGTTCGATGATGTAACTAAGACTGGCAAAGTTAAAGCTAAGCATTCACAGCGGTTCACTATTCAAGACGACTCGTTAAGTCTAAACGGTAAGCAGCATCAGCTATCAGAGCAGTTAGATTTTAATGCCGACCCATTAGATTTGATGCAGTATTTTATAGAGCGCTTTAGCAGCGCTCAGCCTGATATGTTTTTGGTAGCGCCGCAATCCAAAGACGGTATTCAAGTGCCCAAGCTAATCAGCGAGGTGCGCTGGGAGTATCCTGATATGGCATGGCGCGCAATCGATAAGAGTGGTGCTGTTGCATACTTCGAGCGTAGACCAGTGCTAGACAAAGCAGGCTATTGGGTATCAGCAATCGATGGTGTTATCGCTAGGTATGGCAAATCACTATGTATCGCTGACAACTATCAGTGCAGTGTGCAAAACGCAAATGAACGCAAATGAACGCAAATGAACGCAAAAAAGGAACTTACCATGGATAACGATACTTTAAATCTACTCCATCAGATGGGCCTAACACCCCTTGATTGGGTTGACGCTCAACAGTTCGCTGCGCTAACGGGTATTGCTGAGCAAAAACTAACTCACCGTAAGCGAGAGTGGCCAGAAAACGTTGTTTGGATGAAGCAGAGTGGTAACCTATATTACTCAATAAGAGGATATAACCAGTGGATGACAGAACAAGCAGATATACGTTGCCGGAAGGCGTCCGGATTAGATCGGGAAGCCTCCAAGTCTACTTTAAGCGCAAAAAGAAATACTACTCAATCACGCTCCCGTTCCCAGTCTCTGCGGAAGGTATCCGTGCAGCCGTTAAGGTTAGACGCGATTTAATCACCAAAGCTGAATGGGCAATATTAACTGATAATGATATTGCGGTCGCAAGAGGTGATGCTGTCGCCGATGATGGCGTCATCGTAACAGATGGCGCCCTGTTTCAGGAAATCGCACAAAAATACCTAAAGCACTGTGAAGCCAATAATGATTCAAAAAATGATTACATTAGCGCCCTAAACAAGCATTGGATGCCGCAGCTAGCACTTATACCAATACAAGACATCACATCCGAAATCATTCGTGACATCATTTCTGATATCGGCTTCAAGTCCGATAAGACGTTTAATAATTGCTTGGTGCCACTACGCGGTGTATTTGACAAAGCGATTGAGCTGCGACTCCTCACGCCAGCCGATAATCCCATGGCCATGATTAAGAATAAAAAGGTGCAATCAGGGTTGCCGGATCCATTCACCCGCGCTGAAATGGATGCGCTATTAGGTTGGTTGGATAAAAACCTAACAGATAAAGACCATTTTTATTACTGGTATTTTGAAGTAGCATTCTGGACTGGATGCCGCCCTAGTGAACTTTACGCACTAAGATGGAAGGATATAGATTGGTTTAACGAATCAGTGATCATTAATAAAAGTCGTGTACGTGGTGTTGAGAAGCAAGTCACTAAGACTCATACCGCTCGTGAAGTCTATTTGAACGACCGGTCGAAGCGCGCACTTGAGGCGCTGGACGCTATGAAGCTCAGCAATGACTACGTGATGATATGTCCAGAAACAAGCCAGCCTTTCTATAATGAAAAACCTGCCCGCATGCGGCTGATTGAAGCAATGAAATCTACTCGTGTGCGTCACAGGCCAGCGTACAATGCTAGGCATACCTATGCCACGATGCTGCTCATGTCTGATGTTAACCCAGTGTTTGTTGCTAACCAGCTGGGCCATAGTTTGCAGATGCTTATTAAGCGATATAGCAGATGGTTGCATGGTGATCAGAACAAGCTTGAGATATCAAAACTAGCGACTGATTAG